AAAAACAAAAAGAGGGGGACCGTCCGCGATGCATTTGTGTTTCGCGCCCCCGAGGTTCAGGCAGTGCCTCAGCAGGCTGTTGTTCAGCAACCTGTGTTAACTGCCCCGCCTCCCACGAACAAACCACAGGGGAAGTTCGAGGTTGAGTACGCCCCTCCCATTCAATTGTGTGTCAAAGTAGTTGGCAGTAAGAACTTGCATCGAAGTGAGAGACCCAGATCGGTCAGTCATCTGGAAGAGTGGTCTAAACGACACTTTTGGTTTCTCTTATTTTTGTGCTTGGTCTGTCTGAAGTTACGCTTTGTCTTCATTCTTGTTTGGCCAAATGTGGGGCACGTGATCAGTATGCTCGTCATCATGCTGGTTGCAAGATGCGCTGTCGGCCGACTGCCAAGGCGCATAAGGTGGAAACCTCTCGAGGGAATTCGAGACCCAGACACCGACTTAAGACCGGAACCGCACCGGCTTAAGGACATGAAATTTGATCCAAGACTGTGGATTTACGAAGTAGAGAGTCGAGTAGAAGTCTTCCGCAGGCAGCGGAAAGAGGCTTGGAAGTTCCTGGCGCCTTGTGGAGTCTATTGGGATTGGGTGGCAAGACAGTTGCACAAGAGAGTAATCTTTTGGAGACTGGATTATTTACCTTTGACCATGGATGAAATTCGTCAGGAGCGTTACATGCTGGACACACTCGGGGAAATGCTGCGTCAACCATTTAGACTAGCCAAGGCAACTTTTAGGTTCATTGAAAGTTGTACCGGGGTGAGTGTCAGTTCTTGGGTTATCATTTTGTTGTCAATTTGGGCGTGGATGGCGGATTGGGTTGTCCGTTTTGAAATCCACACATTTGTAGATCTTATTCTCCTATTCAAGTACATGGTTGAATATAGGGACTGCAAAAAGCGGAGAGCCTCACTGGAAATGTTGGCACAGCTCTCCGTGTTCAAGAACTTCGATCCTCTTCTGTCCCCGGAATTTGTTAGGGAGAGGATATTTGCAGCTGTCAGGACCCTGTCAGTTGTGAATTTTTCGAAGTATGACGTTTTCCGAGAAGGGCAGCTTGTGACGGCTAATACCGCTGAGCTGGCTCTGGTGACTTACCTCAATCTCCGGAGGAAGTCATCGCCTTTTCGGATAACCCTGGAATTGGTCTGAGGAAGGTGTGGTTTGGTTATACAACGGGCTCAGTCCCCCTGCCAGAGATCAATCCTGTAAAGGATTGTGAACTGACAGTGGGCCCGACGTGTGACCGACCCATGCCTGAATCAGTGTCGTTGGGATGTGAGATGGTTGGAGTGGCAATGCCACATCCCGCCACAAATGACCAAGACACATCGATATCTGGGGTGTGCCACCGCTTCGTGCGAAAACCCCCTGAGCCTGAACCCGAATTGATTGAAGAATTTCGGGAGTTCGTTAGGCGTTGGCTCAGGAAGAACATGACGCCTTTGGGAGAGGACGAGGATGTGTCATTCGAGACATGGATCGAAAACACCCCTTATCCAGAAGCGAGGAAAAAGGAGCTCCGTGAGAGAAGGATGGAGATGGGCGACAGCATTAGAAACCACCCAGAAGCATTTCTGGTTAAGTCATTTATCAAGGATGAAACTTACCCAGAGTGGAAGCACGCAAGAGGGATCAACTCTCGGGCTGACATGTTTAAATGTTTTGTGGGACCATGGTTTAAAGCAATTGAAAAGAAATTGTTTGCGAGGCCTGAATTCATTAAGAAGATACCGGTGGCGGACCGGCCTTCTTACATCATGGAGAGACTCTACGCAGAAGGAGGAGTCTATGTTTCTTCAGACTACACTTCATTCGAAGCCCTGTTTACGAAGGTTTTAATGGAAGCTGGTGAATTCCAGCTGTACAAGTAC